ATAGCAACTTGGTCAGGAGTGGGTGTAGCCATGTATATATCTCCACCCGATACAGTTAACATATGAATAGCAATAATGGCTATATATGCCATACTAGAAATTGTATTTTCCTCCGCTAACTTATATTTATATTTAGCTTCATCAATAGGAACTGGCCTAGACAGTTTAATTTGTCCATCTACTAATTGTAGTACGTTATGTGCTACATAATAGTTAGTTCCTATTTCATTTGGCCTACTAAATAAAGCCTGTACTGAAATATAATCGTCGTGTTGAAACAAAAAGAAGGACCAAATTAAATTAACCGTACCATCTTGGTCCATAGTTATCCCGTCAAGGTCTATTTTCTCTCCTGATATTATTGTAATTTTTGGAAAAGGAAGTCGCAAATCACCTAAAGCTTCTAGTTCATCAACAGCCTTATCATAAGCAGACCGGCCTATACTTAAGTGACGTTCTACAATTACTTTTGGGTATTCAATAATACAATCAATTATTTCTTTTGCCGTACCTTTATGATCGCCAAAGTATGCATCAAAACATTTACCTTGCTGAGCTAATTTGACATAATCAGTAAACGCATTTAATACTTTATCTTTTATGCCAGCAGTTTCCATAGCACGCTTGACGCTAGGATAATTATCTCTAGTAGCGCCGACAGATGCTATTGGATATAACAAGTTTGTATCTTTGTCTTTTTGATAACTAGCAATCGCCATAACTTTCTCCCATCCCCGACTCGCAATTTAAAGGTAGCTCCATAGCCCACTTAGGGCGCATTCTCATACACATCTCTATATATTCTTTTCCAATCTCAGCTTCATGCTCAGGTACAACACAAGCAATCGCATCATGCACGGTCATCACAACTCTATATTTTTTATTAACCATGAGCATCTGCTCCCCAATAATAATTCGGGCTAATGCTTGGCAGACATTCTCAATAACTTTCCCACCGTATATCTTAGTAGGTACAATAGCTTTACCTTTTCTGGTATCGTAAATAAACTCATCCTTACCCTCTTCGTTACGCATCTTGCGTAGGTTTGGATACTTCATATACAACCCGTTAGGTAGACGAATACCTTTCCTACCCTCGACAAACAACACACCTGTGCGCCCTAACTGCACAGTTCGGTTTGCAATTATTGCCCCAAGAGCCAATCCCGCTTGTCTCCAAAGCTGAGGTATCCAATCATAAGTTTCCCTATAGACTCGGATAATACGATCGGCCTCCCCCTCTTCAATTTCCACATTGAATGTTTTGAGCTGTGCTTGGAATTTCTTACTGCCCATGCCGTAGCCACATCCCAATATCGTCGTCTTACCAACGAACCGCTCATCCTTGCTAATTTCTTCTTGCGCCTTGTTATAAATAGACGATGCCATGATTTTGTATACATCTTCTCCCCTTTCAAATGCGTCAACCAAATCATTCTGTTCTGCCAGCCACGCTAGAGTCCTTGCTTCTATTTGACTAGAGTCAGAGTCCACAACCACCGATCCCGGAGAAGCCTTAATTGCATACTTAAGAGTCGAGCCTCTTGGTAGGTTCTGTAAGTTTACTTTATCGTCACCGCCCCAACGACCTGTATGTGCCGCATAGTAGCGTAGTGGTATGGGGAATAAGCCTCGCTGCGCTATTTCAATAAACCGCTCAGTCCTTGTTTCTTCTAGGGTAGACTTAACACCAAGACGCGCTCCCGCTAAAAATTGCACCGCTGGATTTTCATGTTCAAGCAAAGCTTTAAACCCTTCATCGGTCTTAGCAAATGCCCATGTTTCCTTGCCTGTAGCTGGACTTATCTTGGTTGGTGGTACAACATCTAGTACTTGCAATATCTGAGCAAACTTGTCATTACTCATTAGGTCATCTTTACTACTAGCCACCATTGATAGCAGTCTGTCTTTCTCTGCCGTTATTTCACCTAAGTGGTCATATAGTATATTGCCATCGAGCCATAGCTTAGGTTCAGTAAACATACGGATAGTCAGGTCTATTAACCGCAACTCAGTAGCGGGAAAGTCGGCACTTAGTATCTCAAACAAGGACATCGTAAGAGCCACATCGTTCTTACAATATTCACCATACTGTGCTAGGTCTTGAGGGGTAAAGTCTATACGATACTTACCCTTGGCATCTGCTACCTCTGTACCTTTCACTCCAAGGTTATAGTGTTCAGCAAGCTTAGCTAGACTACCGCCAACTTCTGTACCATGTATCGCTCTAGCCATGGACAAGGTATCTGCAATACCCTTAGGTCTAATATCGTATTCCCAATTAAGAATAGCCATATCAAAGATAGCGTTATGGGCTACCACAATATGCTTGTCGAGTTCGAAACCATCAAGGAATGCTTTTGTATCTGCTTTAGTACCACTAAACCAAACGGGGCCCGCCCCTTCTTCGCACACAGCCACACCGATAGTCTCAAACTGCTCGCTACGGATATACTCTTCCGTAGTCTGTTTGGTTAAGGAGAAGGTTTGGGAATAGTAAGTTTCGAAATCTATGCAAAAAAGTTTCAAGGTTTCTCCTTGGGGCTACCGCAGTCAGCTTGCCGAGAAACAGATGATAGTTCTTTACGAGGAGTCATAGGGAGAACAGTAGTAGCACCATAGGTCTGCCAATATGGGTCGTTCATATCTTTGCCAAGGGTAAGAGTGTCAACACTATCCTGTAGTAGCGTATTCATAATTTGTTTGGTAAACAAGTCCCCTCGAATACTTTGCATCTTAGCCCATAGCTTATTAATTTCCTCAGTAGTAAGAAACATTAAACCACCTTGGGCATTTTTATCTTGCACCCTAGCTTGTACGGCATCAAGAGTCTCTCGCCACTTCTTAGGGTATCTACCCATAACGTCAGGCACAAACTCCTCGGGATTACTGTCCATCCGGCTAAGTAATATCTCTACACCTTTGTTCATTTGTTTCTCCTATTAGCTCTTCAAAAAACTCACCTAACAATGTTAGGTTATCCTCATTAATTACAAATGCAATACCACCGTTATCACCGATAGCTTTTAGTTCTCTCTCTTGTAGTGGAGTTGGTTTATTGCTACCGGCCTTGCACTCTATGGCTATGAACTTACCCTTAGCACAACAGATAATGTCGGGAACACCCGACCTACCAAACCCATGCGTTGCAGGGAAAAAGTAGTATACACCGTAAGACTTTAAAATCTTAACGGCTTTATCTTTTACTTTCTTTTCGGGAGTAGATGCCATGCTTACATAATAACATGTAGTTGGACTTTGTCAAGGAGAATTTTTGGTAGGGGAGTTGGGAGGAGATGTAGATTCTCTGCCTCCCTCAGAGTTATGGATTCGACTAGCCACAAGATTTCCTTAGGGGATAGCTAATCGAACAACAAAAGCACTTACATCTACAAGGCTAATGGCTTTTGTTGTGTATGAATTCCCCCTAACATTGTTAGGTCGTGGACAACGACCATGAGGTCGTAGAACCATGGTATTTATTATGGAACTCGATAGCCCTATTTAGATACCATTGGGCTTTCTGTAAGTCTTCCATAACCTTACCATCTTTTAGTCCGGCACGACTGATATATTTAATAACATTACCTAGGTGATACCCTAACTCTTTAGACTCTATATAGTCTATTACTTCTATACCACCGGCCTTGTAATGTGGAGGGTGATTAACCATATCTGCCTTAGGAGGTGCTTCCTCAAACCTAGGCATCCTTGGGTCTTGGTCTTGTTTAGCTTTAAGGTCAGCTACTAAATCTTTTAGCATTTCTGCCGTTACTTTTTTCTTAGCTACTCTACCTACGGATATGTTATGTACCCTCTCTACTAACTTACTTGCCTCTACCCCTGTCAAAGCAGTCATAGGTAGCTTTGCCATCTTAGTTACAAGATTGTGTTTCTTGTTATGCCTAACTTGATACACCATAGCAGGTGCAATACCTAACGCATCAGCTATTTCTTTAGGTGTAGCTTTTGGTTGCTTCTGCATATATGAGATAATCTTTGATGTTTTACTTAGTTTCTTCTGCATGTGTTTCTCCTTGGCTCTTAACATGTTTGTTTAATACGGCTCTAATTGCATTACTTTTATTAGGCATCGCTGCGAAATAATCTGCCACTTCTCTGCTAACTCTAAGGGATATGTAAACCATTGCCGGTATCTTACCTACCCCCCTACCTTTCTTTACTTCATTCATATACTCCTCTCTCGGTTGGTGTGTTTGCATCTCTGTTTAACTTAAATAGATAATCTTCTCTATGCTCACTAGGTGGAACGAACCCATGTTTCTTCCATGTCTTCAATACATCTGCTCCACCTGTCCACTTGAATGTGGACTTAAGGTCTGCTAGTAGCGTTGCTTTTTCTGTTCTCATATTTCTCCCTCTTGGCTAACATTGTTAGGTGCTACCAAGAAAATAGATTCGTTTACTCTAATACCGGCATTGGGTATAAGAGTCCCATCTTCTACTAACTTAAGTAACCCCACGGCTCTACGTACAAAGTCAGGCAATTCTTCGCTCGACTTTATTTCTAAGGGTGTATCCCCTTTCTTTACGGAGTAGTGTACACCATTTATAAACACAATATAGGTTTCTCTGTTATTAAATTGTTCTTTTAGTTTATTTGCAACACTCATTGCTTCTAAATTAATAGGTAAGTCGTCAACATAGTGAGCATTAGCCGGTTTAGCATCACCTCCTTCTACTACACTAAGGATAAACGCTTCATAGTTAGCTCCCACAAAACGCATCAAAGGTTTTTCTAACTTATTCCATGCATGTGATAAATCAAACTCTCGTTCACGCACTACACTTGATAAAGATTCTTTAGTCTTTTGTTCTGCCTCTGCCAACTGCTCGGTCATAGTTTTCTTACCAAAGTATTTAGCAACATACTTAAGTGCCTTATCAAGATGTATAGTCTTCATACCTCGACCACGCTCTCGTATATCGTTAATACGTTGGTTCACTATGCAATACTTAAACCCATCCCTGTGCCAATCCTTATCAAGTTCACCTAGCACTTCTCTCTTATCCATAACTTTGAATCTATAGGCTTCGTAGTTCTTAGTCGAATGATTAGCCGTCATGTTAGCTTCTACAAAAGTCCATAGTGGATACTTTAGTGCCAGCTTCTCAACTAACTCTTTCATAACGGGGTCGATAATAGAAAGCTTCTTACCTTCGTTAAACTTGTCATGCTCTTTCAATTCTATATTTGCGTATGTCATATATACTCTCCGTAAAATTACCAATCAAACTTCTTAAGAATGTCATCAACCTTTGCCTTTACGCTACTACGCACATCAACACTTTCCTTGATAGCATCAATGTCAACACCTAACATTGTTAGTTCAAGGGAACGTCTTGCCTCCTCTAGCTTAGGGTCTTTGGTTATGTTCAGATGCGTGAGTAACCCACACAAATCCTGTGCGTTCGTGATAAGCGTATCGTGATAACGCTTCTTGGTTTTCTCATCAACATCATCGCCATCTTCCTCCGTTAGTTTTTCTGAAATATGAGTAAGGGATTTATGCAACTTCTCCCATGGCTCACGCATCGCATCTTTAAGTCTGTCTTTGAATGCCGACTCATACTGCTCGCCCAACTCATCCATGTCAGCCTTAGGAATATCCAAACGGAAATCCCCACCCTCAGGCAATGGACTGAATACCAATCGGAATCCGAACTTGCTACGCAACTCCTCTATACTTGGATAGTCATAAGGGTTGAACAAGTCACCCATATGATGCTTAGCTAGGTCTATGAGGTCTGCATAGTTTGCATAGAAATCATCAATCATGGTAGTCATGTTGCTCTGATACGCATTCATGTTCTGCTTATAGTCTAAGAACAAGCTAGTGGGTAGTAGCCTAGCACCTTTGTCCGACCACGATAGCGTAGTCTGATTATGGTATAGCCTAGCCTTAGCAGCGTAGTCAGATATATTTTTACGCTTGTTAGTTCCAGCCATTAGATTCTTACGCACCTGTGCCGACCCACTACTTGCACTATTACTCGCAAGCACACTATCGGTCGCACCCTTGTCCAACTTGTTAGCAGTCCAAACACTAATGTTCAACTCTACTAATACTGCACTAGATGAAATACTCATACTTCCTCCTCGTTTAATTTTTTGGACAAAGCCCACATCTCATTAATCAAATAATTAGCATCTCTTAACGCTTCGTTGAAATGCGTAGTCCTATGATGTTGAGGGCAGTCCTCATCAGCCTGTTCAGCCAACTGCAATAAGCACATCCACAATCGTTTTTCTAACTCAGTCATATAATTAATCCCTTGTTGGTTTACCGGCTAACTTCGCCATTTGATAAAACTTATTAGGTATCAGCTTCATATCTACACTTACACCGAACGCACTACTGTGTCCTTCGTTAGCATAGATATGATGCGTATTCTCCTTACCACTACCTTGATACTTGTCCTCGTAAATCTCAGCGTCACACAACAAGTCCAATAGCTTTACTCCTATCTCAGCATCCACTACAAACTGCTTATACCCAACTGCTACGATTACTTTGCTCATAGTATTAGTCCTTAATATGAATTGTTTTACCAACGGAGGCATAACTTGTGTTGCCTCCAACAATAGCCCATAGAATCGGTGCATCCCATTCATCCCCCCAATCACCTACATATCCATCCGTCAGCATAATAATTGCTTCGGGTCTTATAGCATTCTCTTTTAGATAATGCATAACACAACAAGGGTCTGTTCCTCCACCACCCTGAGGCTTAGTCGACCTAACAATGTTAGGCACTTCCGAATAGCTATACTGCTCATGTCCGGCTACTTCGCTATCCCAATAAATCAAATCAACCATCTCAGGGTGAACCTCTTGGGCAATACCTTGCACCTCAGCTAGAAACTCAGCTAACTCTCGGCTACCAACTGAACCACTTGTATCAATACCAATAACAAGATGCCCTACCTTTTCACCTATTAGGCTAGGCATATATACATCACCGCTTAGAAATCTACGGTTTACTCGTCTCCAACTGCTTGCATCTTTTGCGTTACATGTAGCCTTCACAAACTCCTTAAGCATCTCCCGCCAATCAACCTTAGGCTCAAGCATCTCCTCTAGTTCTCGGCTCAGTCCACCCTTACCATTACCAATCTTCTTCTCAGCAATCAAACCTTGGCGAATTGCTTGGTCAATGTCTCGTTCCAATTCCTTCTTGGTATCTTCGGATAATTCCTTAGCACCATCCCAATCATGGTCATCGAACCCTCCACCTTCGCCATCACCATCTTCATCTTCTTCACCATCTCCATCGCCATCACCGTCAGCCTTGCCACCCTTACCCTTCTTCTCCTCTTTGAGTAGGTCAAAGACTTGCTTGGTATTCATACCTCTGAACCGTTCATCAATCAAACCTATCGGTTTGTTGTTACGCTTAGGCATTGCTATTACTAACTCATCCTTATCCATATCTTTAAGTTCAAGATTGATTACATAGTCACACGCTTTGTTAGCTAGGCTATGGTTCTCATCATGCAACTTCTTCCATATAAACAAATGTCGATACGCTTTGTGCAATGTCTCATGCAACACTACAAAGGCCAACTCTTTGTCATCCAAACTCTTAACAAACTCACGACCATACTTCTCGTCACGACCGTTAGTGCTTGCAGTATCTATGTCATCTACTACGCTACTCTTACCGACAGTCATCAAGCCCGACCATAACGCATACTTAGGGTTACGCATGATTGCAATCTTTACCTTGCTCAACCTGCGTTCCTCTCTATCCTTTACTACTATTTCGCTATTACCTAACATTGTTAGTTCTCCTTAAGGTATCTAATACATCTTCTGCTTTTAAACCACGACTACGTAAATACTTCCTCGCTTTGCGTAAGGCCTTATCCTGAATCTGTCTTACACCCTCTCGGGATATTCCAATAGGGGTAAGCAACACATCAGTTTTTAACTCTAGCTTTTCCTTACTCATAGCAAGTCTTCGTTGCGTTGCACCCAATCAGCAAACTTAGGTGAACTGAATGCAATAGCTTGCTTACTTGTAGACTTCGCAATGTTGATTGCAAAGCATGCTTGCCACTCGGGTTGGAATCTTTC